TAAGTTTGAAATACGGTAATACCGAGATAACTAATTGATTTAATAGGCAATTAGAATCGTAACGCATAGGAAATGACGAAAGAATAATTTTCCCAAGAGTGTCCGAAATACTCTGTAATGAATAAATTTATTCATGTATTAAAATGTATGCTGAACTTATAGGAAACTATAAGATGTAAAGAATAAAAAGTCTTTACGATAACACTTTTGCACCCTCGTCAAGCGGAATTTTTGCAAAATCCAAAATATGCAGGTGATTCAAGATGGATTGAAGAATGTCAATCTGTTTATATTACATCAGCAAGATTCAAAAATGAATGGTTTTGGAGAACATTCAAAACTGTTGTTGAAGAATCTTTTACAAATAAAAGAATACCTTATAATTTCTTTATGGGTGACATTTATTTATCAATCTTATTTGGATTAAAAACCAAATCAGATTATTATAAAGCTATTAAACAAAGTGGTGAGCTTGATTTTGAAATGGAAGATTTGAATATCATGATTGGAGAAGCAGAAGATGCTTTCTTTACAAGAGATGATTTTCAAAAGAATCAAGTGATAAAAACTGCTTTTATAATGCCTTTACCAAAAGATATTATAGGACATAAAAAACTTAATAATCGTCCAAAGCGACCAAATGAATATAGAATTTTATTTATAGACTATGCGTTTGCGAACACCACAGGAAAATCTGAGAACGATAATACCATTATAGGATGTATGTATGGTATTTATGAGGATAAGATTATGAAGCGTGGTGTAGAGTATCTAACAACTCACGAAGCAAGTGATACATTAGGAACTGCTAATTTAATAAGAAAATTATTTTGGCTATATCATTGCGATTATATTGTATTGGATTAAAAATAGGTTCAATTAAAACATATTTAACTGCTGGAACATCCTAAAGTTATATTAACTACAACATAATGATGAAATAAGCATAAGTGTGAATGTTTGAAAATAATATAAATATATGGAAAATCAGCAACCAAGTCTCGAATAGAGAAAGGCTCAACGACTATCCCTTTAGGGAGTACATATATATATGCAATATATATGGAAATGGTATGCGTTTTATTTATGATAAAAAAAAATAAAATGAAGATATAGTCTAATCTATATAGAAATATATAGTATTTTATTCAACAATGTAATTAATGGGACAGAGGTCATTCCTTTTCTTTAATACTGCAATGTTAAAGATTACCATTTTATTTTATTATAACTTTTGCAGAGGTTTTAATATGAAAATTTATGAGATAAATTCTTTGAAAAAATTTAATTTTAGTTGTATTTATTTATGGACTAATATGATAAATAATAAAAAATATATTGGTCAAGCTCATGTATTTTATAATAGAATGATACAATATAGACACGGATATTTTAATTCACATATGAAAAGTGCAATAGAAAAATATGGAATTGAAAATTTTGATATAACAATTTTAGAAAAAGACATCTCTTTTGATAAATTAGACGAAAGAGAGCAATATTGGATTGATTATTATAAATCATATTTACCACAAAATGGATATAATATATGTAGATATGCTAGTACAACTTTTGGGTATAAGTACACAGATGAACAAAAAGAAAACGTCAAAAGAGGTATGATTGAGCATAAAACTCATGAAAAATTAAGTAAGTTATTTAGTGGGAAAGGTAACCCAATGTATGGTAAACATCGCACTGAAAAACAAAAAGAATCTCATTCAGAATATTTGAAAAAGAAATGGCAAGAAGAAGAATATCGTCAAAAACAATCAGATAGGATGAAAGGAAAGAATAATCCTATGTATAATGTAAAATTATGTGGCGATAAAAATCCTAGATATGGAAAGCATTGTAGTGAAGAAACTAAACATAAGATTTCAGAAGCTAATAAAGGAAAAACACATGAAGGACATAATAATATTAAAATTATGTGTATTGAAAATCAACAAGTTTTTGATTCAATACTTGAAGCTTCAAAATATTATGGCATTTCTTATACAGCTTTATATAATGCTTGCAAAGGGAAAACAAAAACTTGTTGTAAATTACATTGGAAAATAATTGAATAAAAAAAATAAAAATGCTAAGAAATGGTGGAGAAATCCATTATAACTTACTTACTCAACAATATGATAATATGGATTATCCTAATTGGAATTATCATGGATTCACAGTTGTGAATGATGATTCTCTTAACGTAGTACCAAGAAATAAAATTGATGATTTGATTTCAAGAACGATTGACCCACAAGCAATTCCTTGTATCATTCCTATTGTCGCTACAGCAGATTTTAACAGTCTTATGTGGCTAGAAATGAAAAAGCAATTGCAGAATGAAAACGTATCATTTTTAATTGATGATATGGAGTATGAACAATTACTTAATACAAGAAATGATTATTTTAAGTTGACATCAGAAGAAAAAGCTGACCTCAAATATCCTTATAGTCAAATTATGTTGCTTATCAATGAAGCTGTAAATCTTTCACAAGAATGGAAAGATGGTAGAGTAAAATTGGAAGAGCCTCGCACAGGTACAAAGGATAGAATTGTGGCGTGCTCATATGGTAATTATTTCTTGACATTATTGGAAAATAAATTGGCTCAAAGAGAGCAATCAAAAGATGATGACATTGACTGGGATAATATATCCCTTGTTGTATAATTGGAAAGGGGGATTAAAAAAGATTGGGAGATTTTGACGATGCAAAGATTAGTCAAGACGATGTGTATAGTCTTGTAAAGTTTGCTAATTATATATATAATGGCACAGCTTTCGGATATTATACACCCGATATTCTTAACAAAAATCTTTTAGACCTCAATAATAATCCACAAACTCCAACTAAGTCAAAAGCTATACAGGCATTAATTGATTATAAGGCATCACAAGAACAATTACAAGGATATAATGAATTTATGTCCGTGTTTGATATGCTTTATAAGAGGCTTGAAGAGTATTATGCTAATATGCTTTCATTTGACCTCAATATTGCTTGTAAAAATGCGTATTCCCCTCAAACAGATTATGCAAGCCAAGAATATAAAGATGACTTAAAGAGAGTTTATAAATTCCTTGATAATTTTAATTATAAGGAACAATTCAGAATGGTAGTAAAAGAACTCTTAAGGCATGATAAATATTATACATGGTTTAGGACTTCCAAAGGCACCATCAATGAAGATACAGAAGATTTGAAAACCACAAAATCAATTAAATATTCTCTGCAAATGCTACCACAGCTTTATTGTAAGTTGACAGGTAGATGGGAATGTGGATATTTATTTGACTTTGATATGGTTTATTTCACAAGAGCAGGTGTTGACATAAGAGGGTTTGACCCCATATTTAAGAACTATTGGAATGATGTGTTTGATAAAAATAAACAACAATATTTTCCAAGTCAATCACTTGATTCTCGTAATGGTTCATTTAATTTATGGCATCAAACTTCACCCGAAGATGGAGCATGGTGTTGGTCATTTAGTGATAATAATAGTGCTTCAGTACCATTTTTATCATCGATGATTCCGAAGATGCTTACCAATGATGAAGTAGCAAAATTACAGGTAGACAAGGATATGATTTCTGCTAGAGCAATTTTAGCAGGTGAAATTCAAACACTTGATAAACAACAAAGTGGTAATTCTACTGATGCTATGACTTATAAAATGGACACATTGCTTAAGCTTTTAGCTCTTGTAAAAAGAGGATTACAGAATAATATTAACGCTGTTGCAATGCCAACTGCTGACCCTAAAATGTGGCAGTATACTGATACTAATAGTAATATGGTAGATAATCAATATAAAACTACTGTATCTCAATCAGCATCCGCATCAAGACTTTTATATGCGAATGATAAGTTATCAGAATCAGAAATACAAAATGCAATTGTAACAGATTATAATATTATGAAAAAACTTTATAGTCAATTTGATAATTTCTTAAATTTTTATGTCAATAAAAAGACACGTAAATATAAATTTAATTTTATGTTTAGTGGCTCGACATATCCATTTATTAGAGATAAAGAGATTGATAATCTTTTGAAATTATCAGATAAAGGTATTAATCTTGCTCCAAGAACATATGCAAAGGTTGTTGGTATGACACCACAAGATTTTGATAGGCTATTAGAGGAAGGTAAATATTCTAATTGGACTACAGAGTTACTTACACAGTTAATTTCCATTAATACTCAAAGTGGAAAAGATTCATCCACAGCAAAAGAGGGCGGTAGACCTAAAATTGAAAATGGTGATATTTCAGATGGTGGGGCTACTTCAAGAGATTATGGATAATTTTAATATATATATCAATTGATTGAAAGGAGAATAATGTCAAATGAATCAAAATATTATTCGTCTTTCTATCGACCAAATATCTAAGTTTGTTAATGACACCAACACAGATTTAGCTATTGGCAGATTAATGTTTTTAAGTACAAGACCTAATACACATAAACTTAATATATCAGATGATGTATTAAGAAAATATTCTCCATCTATTAGAGGTAAATGGGTAGTGGCAGAATATAGCACTCTTATGAATGATGTCACAAATCATACAGATGGTGAATGTATTGTTGGTATAGTACCTCAAAATGCAGAAGTAACATTTGAAAGAGCACAAGATGGTTATTTAGAGGCATATGTAGATTGTGTTATAAGCAAATTATATGCAACTAAAGTTTATGAATTATTCAAATCTCATAATTACAGAAGTGTATCTGTAGAATTTTTGACAGATGCAGACCCAAAAATTGGTGGTGATGTTCATGTATTTGATATTAAAGCCATTACATTATTGGGATTATCTGTAAAACCAAGTGTTCCAAAAGCCAATATGCAGATTATACAGTTTTCTGCAAAACAAGCACAACAAGCAGAAGATTTTTATAATCGTTATAATTTATGGCGTATGTCACAAAATTATACAATAGATAAATCGGAAGAATCGTTATCAAATGATGATTGGTCAAATATTGACAAAACAGAATTGCGTAATAAAATATTAAACGCAAGCAACAAGAATTCTTTAGTTAAATCTGTTTATCTTAAAATTGAAAATAATTGGGAAACAGCACCAAGTGAAAAACTTAAATATCCTGTAATGCAATTGAAGGGTGATAAATTTGTATATAATCGTGGTGCTTTAGCAAATGCAAAAGCAAGAGCTACCCAACAAAATGAAACAGATGTGCTAAATAAAATAAATTCTATTTATAAATCATTGAATATAAAGGAGAACTTAGATAAGATGGCTGATGAAGATAAGAATAAGGGGAATGTTGTTATGAATGATGACCCATCTAAGAAGGGTGACCCAAACGCAACTACTCCAAAGGATGACCCAAAGCCAAATGAGGCACCAAAGGATGGTGAAGGTAAGGGAGAAGAAGGTAAGATGTCTGAAGGACAACAAACTCAATCTGCTGAAACCGAATGTAAGTGCTCTGCCGAAGAAATTAAGGCAAAGGATGATAAGATTGCAGAACTCACCGCAAAGGTTGCAGAATTTGAAGCAAAGGTTACAGAATACGAACAGAAGATTGCTACAATGAGCGAAGAATCTGCCAAGAATATTGCAGAATTATCTAAACTTGAGAAGTTTAAGGAAGATACTGAAAATGCTCAAAAGATGGCTGTAATCACTTCTACTCTTGCCGAAACTAAGGATTATCTTACAGAAGATAATTATAAGAAGTTTGAAGCAGAGGGTAACGCTTGTAAGTTTGCCGACATTAACGCATGGCGTAATGAAGTGCTTGCAAATGTAACAAGTGATGTTCTTAATAAGAATAAGATGTCACAGAATACACAGAACAATGACCATATTGAAATGCCAAATATTGACGCTGATGCCAATAAGAAGCATGGTCTTTGGGATTGATAAAATTTTGTAAAGAATAAAAAGGAGATAAAATTATTATGGCAAACGCTGTATTAGAAAGAACAATGGTACAAGCAAGAAATATTGATGCTCTTAACCGCACAGCTAAGATTGCTGAAGCTGTACCAAATGGTACACCTGTAACTCTTGAATGGGATTCAACAGGTGAAGTATTTAAGGCTACAAAGGCAACCGCAGGTCTTGAATTTAAGGTTGGTCAAAAGGATTATATTCATATTGCAACAGGTACACCACTTGAATCTGAAAACACAGATGCTTGGTTTCTTGAAGTAACAAAGAACGATGGTAATGTATGGCTTGTTGATTCTCCTGTTGTAAACAGAGATTTTGTTGGCGAAACTTATAAGGGTGCTGACCCAAGAAATTTCGTTAATAGAGCAAATGAGCCACTTGACACCTTTAAGCCACAGGTTGGCGATATTATCAAGGTTACTGCTGAATTTTTCGCAACAGCAAAAGACCCCGCAACAGTTGAAGGTGCAAAGACCGTAAAGCTTGGTGCTGATGGTTTCTCTGCTGTAGCAGATTAATCTGAAAAAGATTAAAATTTTTGAATAAAAGGAGAATAAATATGTCTTTACCAATGAATATTGTAAAGTTCGCTAACGGTAATGAAAGCGTACTAAAGGTATATAACCAAATGAGAGA